CCTACGGGAGTAGGAGTGCTATTAGGAGCAGTCCCAGCTTGTGCAGTCATTGTTCTAGTAGAGAGTTTAAGTTACAGTCTACTTAATGCATTAAGTTTTAATTTTTTTTTTCGGTAAAAATTAGAGGTCTTTACCAAAACCGGTTTAGGTAAAGACCATAATTTTACCAGAAAAAATTTAATACTCTGAACGTTCAGAGAGGTATCATTATTTAACCTCTCCATAAAAATGGCTGACACTATTCTTACTCCTGGTGGTTCGCTAAATAGCAACCCCTCTACTATTGCTCTGTCCCAAGGCTACAACGACGGTAGCACCACGGGAAAGTACGCCACGTATCTGAAGCTGTTCAGCGGCGAGATGATCAAAGCGTACGAGTCCCAGACGATCGCTAAAGGCACTGTCCAAAACCGTACCCTGCGTAACGGTAAGAGCCTCCAGTTCATCTACACTGGACGCATGGAAGCTGCCTACCACACCCCTGGCACCCCTATCCTTGGTAGCGGTGATCCTCCGGTGGCTGAAAAGACGATCCTCATGGATGACCTGCTTGTCTCAAGCGCATTCTTGTATGATCTTGATGAGACTCTTGCTCACTACTCGCTGAGGTCGGAGATCTCTGCTAAGATCGGTCACGCTCTGGCTGAAGCTTATGACAAGAAAGTCTTCCGTTCTATTGCTCTGGCTGCTCGTCAGGCACACCCCATCACTGCCGCTCCTGGTCCCGAGCCTGGCGGTTCTGTGATCAACCTCGGCGCTGGTAACGCCTTCAACGCTCAGGCTATCGTTGACGCTTTCTTTGAAGCTGCTTCGATCCTGGACGAGAAGAACGTTCCTACCCAAGGTCGTACCGCTGTGCTGTCCCCGCGTCAGTACTACGCTCTCGTGTCTCAAGTTGACACCAACATTCTGAACCGTGACTACGGTGCTACCTCCGGTAGCCTGAACAGCGGTGAAGGTCTGTATGAGATTGCCGGTATCCAAATCCGTCGTAGCAACAACCTGCCCTTCAACGCTGGTACTGTTGCTCGCGTGAACGGTGAGAACAACGATTACAGTGGCAACTTCACTGGTCACTGCGGTCTGATCTATGGTCGTGACGCTGCTGGCGTTGTCGAAGCCATCGGTCCTTCCGTGCAAACCACTGGCGGTGACGTGAAGGCAATGTATCAGGGCGACCTGATCATCGGTCGTCTTGCCATGGGCTGCGACTGGCTGAACCCCGCTGCTGCTATTGAACTGACTGCAGTTTGATAACGAGGTACCATTATGATTAATCCTGGTACTTCTGAAGTTGTTGTTGTGAACCCTGGTGTTGGCTCTGTTCAATCCCAGACTCTCAATCCTCCTTCCCCTGTGGAAGTTGGTCGTACTGTGTCTGGTGGTGTTGAAGGTGATGCCACCGAAGGTTCTACTCTCCCTATTTCTTGGTGATTTAAATGGCTAATGCTGCTGCTTCTGTGGGCGGAAATGGCGTAGCTGGCACCGTAACTGTTGCCCAACTGGTTGATGCTATTGCTGACCAGACTGGTACCCTTGCAGGCGCTAACTTCTCTATTGAGGGTTTGGCTGCTGATGGGGAAGGTGTCGCTGTCCGTCACTCTGTGTCCCGCACTTCTGGCGCTGCTGCTGCTTCGGAGGTTTACTCCGTGACCCAAGGTCTGCGTTTTGCTTACCCTGGTGTTGAAGCTGACAGCCCCGCTAAAACTCGTACTGATCTGGTCGTTGACTGATCTTTAATTAATCTGGGGGTTCCTTCGGGAGCCCCTTTTTTTATCTATAAATATGACGTTCCCCACTACATTTGATTCTGAGACCGAACTCTCCAGCGTAAACTCAATACTGGGGATCATTGGTCAAGCCCCGATTACTTCGCTAGAATTTACTAATCCAGAAATTTCTTTTATCTATCAACTGCTTGGAGAAGCTAGTAAAGATATTCAAAACGAAGGATGGATTTTTAATACTGAACTGCATTACCCGTTAGAGCGTGATGAAAATAATAAAATAACCATTCCTAATAACATGCCTCGAGTTGACCTAAGT